TATATTTCTTTCAGGTGGATATTCTGGTCCCTTATCATCAACGATTGATGAAATATCAACTTATCCAGCCGCAGCTTCAGCTTCAACAACTGATATAGGAGAAGCTACTAATGAACAAAGAAATCATGGTTCAGGATGGACTACTACTAGAGGTTATTGCCTTTCAGGACAAGACGACTCTTCTCCTGCTATAGATACAATACAAGATTATAGTTTATCATCTCCTCTTTCAACATCTGATGTTGCTGAATCAGCAGCTGCAAAACAATATCCAGCATCTTGTGATAGTGAAACCCACACTTTTATAACAGGTGGTTGGAGTCCAGGTCCATCAGCAGTCGATAACATTTATATGTATGAAAAAGCAACTACTGATAATTCTACTGATGTTGGAGAAGTTACAATGGGTAACAAATATGGATCAATGGGGAATTCAGATAATGTTAATGGTTATGGTTTTATAAGTGGTGGAGGTTCTCCAGAGGTAGATTCAATTTCAAGATTTGCTTTTGCAAGTCCTGCTCCATCGACAGATGTGGGAGAACACGCTTCACCTTTTGTTGCTTATGGAGGTTCCAGAGGTATGAGTTCGCCAACATATGGACATACAGTAAGTAGAACAACATCTCCTACAAATGAAGTAAAAGAAAGATTTCCTTTTAGTTCCCCTACAAGTGGAACTGATATAGGAGAAGTAGGACAAGCTCCTGATAATGTAAGTTGCGCTTGTGTTTAAAAAAAGGTAAAAATGAGAATAGACATACAAAAAGAAGAATTTGCTCTAATCCTATTACTAATATGCTTAGCATATTTACTCTTTACTTAATTGACTTTTTGACGCCAATCTGATATAATAATATATTATGACCCTAGAAGAAATTCAGGAATTAGCAGAAAAAGATTTACAAATCAACGATAGTGAGTTAGATTTGGAATCAATTAAAATCCCCCAACTTCATAGCAAATATTTAAAACTTTACACAAAGTTTAAACTTTTATTAGATAGAAGTAGAGAAGATTTCAAACTTTTAAAAAGAGAAAAGTGGGAATACTTTACAGGTAAATCTGATTCAGAAGTTTATGAAAAGAAACCATTTAATTTAAAAATTTTAAGAAATGATGTGGATAGATACATTGATTCAGATGAAGAAATTAGAAGATTAAGTTTAAAAATAAAATATCAAGAAACAATAGTTGACTATCTTGATAGAACATTAAAAAATATTATGAATAGAGGATTTCAAATAAAGGCTGCAATTGATTGGAAAAAGTTTACAAGTGGAGCAATATAATGAATTTAGAAAAAATATATGCTGTTGGAAAACTTAATTTTAATATAGATGAGATTATTAAAAGAGGTGAACGCCAATTATTTAAAACTGCTAATCAAAAACATCCAAATGGAACTTCTTTTAGAAATTCCAATGTTACTTGGATAAAAGATTGGCCAGAGCTTGAACATCATGTTGTTAATCGTATTAAACCTGTTAATGAAAAATTTTGGAAATTTAATTTAATTAAATTTGAACCTTTTCAATATTCAATTTATAATGAAGGTGATTATTATGATTGGCATTCGGACCAACATCCTAAACAATATGCTGATGGTATGGTAAGAAAATTAACCTTTTCTTTAGCATTAACTGATGATTATGAAGGTGGGGAATTTGAATGTGCTGTGTTATCTGGTGCAAAAAAAGATAAACCTGATGTAAAAGTTTTTAATGTAAATGAAATTGAAAATTTTTCAAAAGGCACAATGGTTGTATTTCCATCTTTTCTTTGGCATAGAGTTAAACCTATCACTAAAGGTGTTCGTAAAGCTTTACAAGGATGGGCTATAGGTAAAAACTTTGTCTAATGCAGTTATTGTATCAAAAGAAAATGAAGTATATTTAAAATTAGATGCTGAAGCTGATACTAGAAGAATGTTATCAGAATTTTTTTCTTTTGAAGTTCCTGGTTATAAATTTACTCCACAATATAGAAGTAGAGTGTGGGATGGCAGAATAAGATTGTTTCAATATGCAAGTGGTAGAATATATCTTGGACTTTTACCATATATACAAGAATTTGCAAAACAAAATGATATAACTTTAGTTTATGATAAAGGTGTAAAGGAAAAAATAAATGATATTCCTGTTGATTATTTAAAAAAATATATTAAAACTTTATCATCATTTAAGATAAGGGATTATCAATTAGATGCTGTCAGATATGCTTTACAACACAATAGAGCATTATTATTAAGTCCTACAGCATCAGGAAAGTCTTTTGTAATTTATTGTTTGATGAGATATTATTTGTTAAAAAAGAAAAAAATATTAATTATAGTTCCTAAAACATCATTAGTAGAGCAACTATATACAGATTTTAAAGATTATGGATTTGATAATATAACTAATTGTCATAGAGTATATTATGGATATGAAAAGACATCTGATAAGCCTGTTATTATATCCACTTGGCAGTCTTTATATAAATTTCCAAAAGAATATTTTACAAAGTTTGGTGCTGTGTTTGGTGATGAAGCACATTTATTTAAGGCTCGTTCCTTAACAGGTATTATGACAAAATTAGTTGATTGTAAATATCGAATTGGATTAACAGGCACATTAGATGAAACTAAAACACATAAGTTAGTTTTAGAAGGACTTTTTGGTGCTGTAAATAAAGTTACAACAACTAAAAAGTTGATGGATAAAAAACAATTATCTAATTTAAAAATATATGCTATTGTTTTAAATCATACAAAAGACAGCTGTCATTATGTTCACGATAAAAAATATCACGAAGAAATGAGTTTTTTAGTTAGTCATACACCTAGAAATAAGTTTATAAGAAATCTTTGTTTAAATTTACAAGGCAATACTCTTTGTCTTTTTACTTTAGTTGAAAAACACGGTAAAGTGTTGTTAGATATGATAAAAAAGAAAGCAGAAAACAAAAGAAAAGTGTTCTTTGTTTATGGTGGTGTAGAAGCATTAGATAGAGAAAAAATAAGAAGTATTGTAGAGAAGGAAGATAATGCAATTATTGTTGCAAGTTATGGAACATTTAGCACCGGGATTAATATACGAAATCTACACAATATAGTGTTCTCCTCACCCACAAAATCTAAAATAAGAAGCCTACAATCAATTGGCCGTGGTTTAAGGATAGGAGATAATAAAACAGAAGCAACACTATATGATATAGCAGATAATTTAACATATAATGAAAAGAAAAATTATACACTGGAACATTTTTCGAATCGTATAAATATTTACAATGAGGAAGATTTCAACTATGAAATTCATCCAGTGGAGTTAAAAAACTAATGTCTATAACAGATGTAAAAATAATAAAATTAGATACTAATGAAGACATAGTATGTAAGTTAACTGAAAGTGAACATATGGTTATATGCCATAAGCCTTTGTTGATGAGAACAGTTCCTCAAATAACTAGAGTAGGAATAACTGAACAAATGACATTAATGAGATGGATTCCTTTTAGTAAAGATAATTCAACAACTGTTTCAAGAGATAAAATAGTAGCAATTGCAAATGCAGATGATGTTTTAAAAGCAAAGTATCATAAAATTGCGGTAAATTATGAATTGTTAGATAAAGAAGCAGATAGGATTGGTAAAGAAGAAGAAAAGAGTCCTAGAGAATCTACAATAACTACTAGTGATAAAATGCAGAAAAGAATAAAAAGTTTAGCAGATTTTTATACAAAGAACAAGACGATTCATTAATTGGGGTAGCTGGTATCTTTTCGTCCTACATAGACATTATACCATAAATCCTAGAATTGTCAAGTCTTTTTGAAAAAAAAATGGAGAAATAATATAATGACATATCAATATCAAGAAGTCAAAAAAACTGACCCACGAAAACAAGCTAATCAACAGGACTTGTTTAAACAATATAATACTTTAAATCCAAAAAACGAAAGAATAAAGTATGATGTTAAAGGACAAGACATTACAGGAGATGATAAGGTAACTGGTTATGAACCAGGTGATACACCAGAGACCAGAGCTCGCCATAATAAAAGAATGGAAGAGTTGTATGGTATACATTCACCTAAACAAAAAACTACCAGAAGCAAAAGACTAAAGGAACATGAGCAAACGATTGCTGACCAATCAGATAATGTTGCTAAGGAGCATCAAAAAGATTCTGATAGAATGAAAAAGCAAAAGCAAGGTCTTACAGCTGTAGGTGATGTAGGGCTGTCTAAAAGATTGATTGCTGATCCTATACCTGGAACTAGCCGTGGACTTGCATCTCAAACTTTATTTCCAACTATAATTCATAGAGGAAGTTTACCTATTGCAGATAAATTAAATCCACCTTTAGTTGAACATTGTTATAAAATGCAAAGAGAGTGGAAAGACGAAAAGCAACCAAATCTATGCCGTTCTGTTAAAAATGGTTGGCAAAGTAAACCAGATATACATAATTTACCTGAATTACAAGATTTTAATGCTGTTATTAGGGATGCTATTTCTTGGGTTTATAAACAAATACAAGTGCCTACTGATACATTTGGTTTTGTTTTAGATACAGTATGGTATAATATAACCCCAACAGGAGGGCATAATGAAAATCATGTTCATCCAGGTTCATTTATTTCAGGCTGTTATTATATAAAAAAACCACCACTTGCAGGTAATTTAGTTATATATGACCCTAGAAAAGGTTCACAATGTTCTAGAGAACCTGAGCATCTTGCTAGAGGTTCTACACAAGTAATAAAAGGACAAGAAGGTGATATTATCCTGTTTCCTGGATGGTTAGAACATTCAGTTGAACCAAATAGAGATAAAGAAGATAGAATATCAATTGCTTTTAATGCTAGTTGGAATTATTTGCCTGGACATGGATATATGGAAGATTTTATAGAGAATAAACAAAAACAAGCAGATAGAGAACAATATCAAAAGGCTAGAACTCTAACAAAATAAGATGGTAAAAAATGAGTTTGGTAGAAGAGAGAGAGAATTAATCAAAAAAATTTATAAAAAAACATTTGGTTATTTTACTCCACACTTTTACAGATTATTATTTATTGTAAGTCTTTTACTTTTATTTTTAATATGGTATAATAAAGCTTATCCATATACTGAAACTTTAAAAGGTGTAGAAGCTTTACCTAAAGTAGAAATAGAAGCAATACCAGGGGATACGAGCATCCAAGCATATTGTTCTACTGATGAAAATTGTAGAAAACAAAGATGGAATGATATAAAAGAATCATTTTTTAATGATAAAACTTTTATTGATGTAGATAATAAATCTTGGTTAATCACACCTACGAGAGCTCCCGATGCAACATTTGTCCCTATAACCTTTGGAACATATAGAAAAAATATTAAATTTGCTCATTTAGTTATTGATATGAATCCTGTTCCAGCAGGCTCTTGGTTCGATTTTAGAGATAGTCTTTTAACTAGTATAGATTTTTCTATAAGAGTTAGAATGGAATCTTATTCCAATATAAGAATAATTTTTGAAACTGACACACATTATTATCAAGTTACAAACTTTGTAAAGGCATCAGGAGGATGTGCTGCTCCACCATTAGGAGATATTGATAGTTTTTATAAAACAGCAGGAAAAATAAAAACAAGAATCAAAGATGATAGAATAACAGTTTCAGTATTGCATCCACAATTTAATGGATTACAAATGCACCCGGTTACAACAGAATTTATAGAACCATTTTATGTTCAAAAGGTAAATGTTACAGCAAAATGTCAAGATAAAAATTGTAATCTTAATCATAATTTGTTTGTTTTTCATGGCGATATTTCAACATCACAAAATCCAAGTTTTAGTTTTAAATTTGATGAATTGCTTTTTTATCACAAATCGGTTGATGCTTTGGATGTTGAAGTAATAGATACTGATGACAATGTTTATAAAAGAACAGAACAGATTTTATAATCTATTGACTTTTCTTCCAAATTTGTTTATAATAACTTATGGTAAGAAAATCAACAAAAAAACCTGAACACTATGTAGATAATAAATTATTTTTGGCTGCTATGATAGAGTATAAAAAATCAATCAATAAAGCCAAAAGAGAAAAGAAAACAAAACCAAGAGTAACAAATTACTTGGGAGAATGTTTTTTAAAAATAGCAAATCACTTATCATATAGACCAAATTTTATTAATTACACATATAGAGATGATATGATAAATGATGGTATAGAAAATTGTTTACAATATCTAGAAAATTTCAATCCAAGAAAATCTAAAAATCCCTTTGCATATTTCACACAAATAATATATTATGCTTTTGTGAGAAGAATACAAAAAGAGAAAAAACAATCATTAATAAAAAATAAATTAATACACGAATCTGGTTTAGCAACTTTAGCACAACAAACTATGGATGATACTCAATATAAAAATGAGTTAGTTGAGTTTTTAAAAAGAAATAGTTATGACAAATATGTTGAAGAGGAAGCTAAAACAGAAAAAGAAAAACAAAAAGCAAAAAAGAAAAAATAATGGCTTTTGATAATGCAAGAACAAGGTCTCTTTGTAAGACAATTACTTGGAGGGTGATTGCCAGTACCGACACTTTTTTAATTGCTTGGCTCTTAACAGGCACTCCTCTTATTGCTGGAGGTATTGCAGGACTAGAAGTTATCACTAAAACATTTTTATATTATTTCCACGAAAGAC